TGTGGCTTATTACGGGCTTGCCGCCGTTGGCGTTTTGAAGCGTGTTTATCTTGCCTTGCTCGTCCTCGATGATGTAGGGCGTTATTTCCGGCTCGACGAGAAGGCTATCGGCGGCATCCGCCCACGACAAATTAGCCACGCCGAAGTAGGCTTTTAGAAGGTTCACGCGGCGTTGTAGGTAGTCGGCGAAAATCTCCGTTTTGTCCTGTACCTTGAGGTGCGCGTCCATAAATAGAAGTTGCAACGCCACGCCACTAACCGCGCCTATTCCTTTCACGGTATCAAAGGAAATATCGGGCGTTTGGGTAATGGTGTAAATCAGCCGTAGAAGCGTGTCTATCTCCAACTTCACGCTTTCCGGGGCGTTCTGCCATGATAGGTATTCGGCTTTCGCTCCTTCTTCGCCTTCTATTATGGCCCCGGCCTCACCTTTCCGGGCGAAGCCCAATATCTTGCCTTGAACAAAGATTTTCGGGCTTGCGTGGTAGTCGTTGGTGTCGGCGAAGTTGGAAAGCAATTTTTCCAATCGGTCTATAAGGCTTTGCACGTCCGCCCATTCTACTTCGGGCTGCGAAGCGTATATTACCGGGATTTTTCCAACGGTCAGCGTCTTGGGGTAGCCTTCTACCAACTCCCAATTACGTTTTTCCGTGCCGTCCAAACCCTCGGACTTCCATAAGTAGTGCGCATCTTTCGTAAAGGTTTCAAAGTAGGTGCGCGTTACCATGTCCGCGCCTTTCTTCGTGAACTGACGCGAAAAGGCTATAAGGTCGTGCGCGTCGTCGAAGTAGGGGTATAGCTTATCGCCGTAGGCCGGACTGAACAGGGCTACTCGGAACTTTATATTTTTCGGGAAGCCATAAAGGTTGTGCGGCTTATCGGTTTCTACCGGGTACCAATATTCGGCTACCTCGGTAGTGCTGTATAGGCTTCGGGCTACCTTCCTGTTTACGGTACGTTCCTTTACGTCGTGGAATACCCGGTTTATAGCCGCTAACAGGGCTTTCTCGGTGTTGCCGTCCGGGGTTGCGTTGTAGCCGACGGGATGCCCGAAAGTGAAGGCGACGGCGCGTTTTACTATCAGCTTTTGAATAGCCAACGCAATACGCGCCACTTTCTCAATCCTAAACTTTTGTTCGGTTGTAAGCTCTGCGTTTACGTTGATGTTCTTGACTTCGCCGTATTCTTCGCTGTCCTTGTCGGTTACTACGATTTTGTCCGGGCGGATTTTTGGGTCGTTGATGTCGTGCTTCTTGGGGTCGTACTGTGCCGCGTTCTCCGCCGCGTCGGGAAGCGGCGTAATGCGTCCGTTCATCAACTCCGCGATAGCGGCGGAAATATCGCCGCTTGCTATCAGTTCTTCTAATTTCGGCATGGCTGTCGGGGTTATAGGGTTAATGGAATATATTTTTTAATTTCGTTACGCTCTGCTTTCCGTCCGGGCGTTTCTCGACGGTGCCGGTAAGCGCGTCCGGCGCGTCGTCGTGGGTGTTAGTTCCCTGCTTCTTATATTGGGTAATGGCTTTGTGGAACTTCGGCCAGAGGGTCGCCCACTTCGCCGGAAAATTCGTTAGGTTCTGCACCTCGTTTGAATGGCTGAATATTCGTATATCCTTATTTTCTC